CTATTATATTCTATGTGGATATGTTGATGGAAGAGGGTGATGGAACTGCTGGAATAATTAAGACAGTTCGCCATGAATTAATGCACGCATTAGCTAGAGTTGCCGCTAATAAAAAAGGTAAAAAGATTTCCAGCTTATACGAAGACATTAGCAAATCTTTAACTCCTTCTCAAAGAGATTTAATGGACCAATTGTATGGCGGTAAAGGTTATCAATATGGTAGCGGTCAACATAAAGGAAGGGGAGCTGAGTTCTTTAGGGCAGTGTTAGAAGAATTTTCATACGGTGTTCCTAGTGAAGAAAACACAAGGCGAAAAGCAATTTTAAAAAATGGTACAGCTTTCCAGAAAGTCACACTCCTTGTCCAAGATATACAACGATACATATCAAATTTATTTAAGGCAGATATATTAAAGAATCCAGATGTTGCTACATTGTTTATTGATTCAGTAAACCTTTTAGCACAAATGGACCCCAAGGCTAGACCAGTTAACCAAAAGCTAATTGATTTAGTTCGCTCAAGAATATCTCCTAACACTGGTACTCTATCCGATAATGTAAATGATTACACTCAGGATTCGCAAGAATTTATAGAGCAACAAGATGCTCTCGAGGCACAAGAACAACCAAAGAGCGAACCCCTACCCAAGGAAGATAGTTCGAAGGGTATGAGCTTTGCATCCAAGTATTTGATTCCAGTAGGACAACTGTTGGCTAACATACATCCTGATTTAGAAAAAGCTTTTCATAAGTATTTACAAAACAAGGACGAGAAGATTCTCACTAGACACAGGATGGCAAAACCATTTGCTAATAAGTTCAACGAACTCAAGAAGTCCAACGAGGCTGATTACATTAAGCTATGGGCATTAATTTCATTTAGCCCAAAGGCTACTGACTCTAGGTATAAGGCAGATGAACAAACTGGTTTCATCGAAGAGCGTAATGCGTTACTCAAACAATATGGTATGTACAATGAGTACCTAGCTGTTCGTAAGGTACTGGATAATGTGATGAATGATGCGATGGACACTGGTATTGATATCGGTTTCCTTGAGCAATACTTCCCTCGTTATCTAAACGCAGACGGCAGAGATGGATTCCTCAAGAAGTATGCGGGCATAGACAGAAGCACATTCTTGGGAGAGATAGACGCAGAGAACAAGCGCAGGGCAACGCTAAAGTCAAAGCGGTTTGTACTTAAATTAAATGGCGAAGACATCGGTACATTTGGTAGGCTATCTGCTGCCTCAACAGGTAGAGCAAGGAGGGCTGCTGAGCTAGGTGTAACAGAACAAGAGATTGAGATTGTTCCAATGATGTTACCCACACCGCAACCTCCCATCGAGGAAGGTTCTATCCAAGAGGTACAGTTTATTCAAAAACTATTTAATGACCCCAAGTATAGGGGCAAGGGTCGCTCTAACTTTCAAGAGAACCGTGTCATCGAAAAGCTATCAGAGGAAGATGTACAATTTTATTTAGACCCAGTACAAGCATTCAATAAGTATATCATACAAATGACTACTACTATTGAGACAGCTAATTTTGCTGGAGTAAATAAGCCAGAGGCAAACTCTCCGAGCAAAGATAGAATCACAGTTGATTATGACCCAACATCAGAGCTAGGTAGATTGGTTGCTAAATTAATGAGAGAGAATCCAGATTTAGAATCCCAACAAAAGTTTAGAGAATACTTGCCACAAATATATAAGGCAATCATGTCTAAGGGTGCGCAAGAAACTCAACTGTTTGCGTGGATGCGTCAGTTTAGTTACTTTAGTTTACTTGTTGAGTTTACATCTACTCTTTCTCAGTTGTATGATTTGCCTTTCATCATGTACGACAACGGGTTCTTGCAAACACTTCGTTCGATGATTGGTAATAAGGATTTCAATGTAGGAGATTACCTAGACCAAGACAGGATGATTGAGGAGAACTTTGGTGGCAATAAAGATGCGGCACTAATGAAGATAACTTCACAGGGATTGAAGCTAACGGGTTTCCGCAAGCTAGACCAAATCATGAAGAACACTACTATGGATGCAAACTATAAGAGGTACATGAATATATCCAAGGGTCTAAACTTATCTTACATTAACCCAGATGGCTCTATAAAAAAAGAATTCGAAGGAAGGTTTAACAACAAGCAAAGAAAGTTCTTAGCAGAGATAAACAGATTCCTTAGCCCACAAGTAACTAACCCGAACGAACCAATGGAACTCTTGGTTGCGTTAAGAACTGAGCCAAGGAACAGGAATCAAAGGCAACAAGATTTAATTAAGAGCACGCTTGTAGCTAAGCTATTCCAGAACCAACCGTTGTCTGAGCTTCGTATGCCATTGGCTGTGAGGCAAGACCCGAATATGCGTATGTGGTATACAATGAAATCATTTATGATTGTTCAAATAAATACTGCTCGCAATCTAGCGTTCAACAAAATAGCTAGGGGTCTAAACAAAGCCGTGAAGACTGGAGGCAAGGAAGGTGTTGACGAACTCAAAGAAGGTATGCTTGCACTTGTGGCACTCATGGGTTACTTCGTACTACTAGGCATCCCAGTTGATTTCGTTAAGGATATTATCTCAGGACGCGTAGGATATATTTCTGACTATACCTTTAACTCAATGGTTCGTGTAGCTGGTATAAATAAATACTTGTTGTACAAAGGACGGAACGAAGGATATGGTACTGCTATAATGAACTTCGGATTACCCGCTCCTTTAGCTGCCGTAATTAATACAGGTGACAAGATGACTGCGATGTTTGAGAAAGAAGGTTCAGCGCCAGAAAAGATTATTGAATCAGGTATCCTTAAACAGTTACCTCTGTACGATACCTTGCATTATGTAGTGCCAGAACTTCGTGAATTCAAAAGAGAAAGAGAGCGTTACTTCATGAAGAGGAGAATGCAAAAGAAAGAAACAGGATTCTTGGGACTCTTTGAAGAAATAGAACCAAGACCCACTCGTATATCACGAGAGTTTTTAGACATCTAGTGTGGTAAAATATAAAGCCCCACTTGGGAAATATAAAAAACCAAGCAGGGCTTTACCACACATTTAAGGATTCAACTAAGGACTATGACGCCCTTTGTGCGCATTACTGCTAACACTTACCTTAAAATTAATTATATACTATGACTCAAGTTCAAGAAGTAAAGCCTTAAGTCTTTTCTTTTCTTCTTGTAACTCCTTGCGCCTATTGCCCATGATTGCTATACGATGCGACAAGGTGCGAGACTCATCTCGAATCATATCTATTCTAGTCTGAAGTCTTTCGACAGTATTTTCTTTTAATTGTATTGCGTCCATAATTATTGAGGGTTAATAAAAAATTCCATAAGAAGAATAGAACTTAAAGAAACCACGCACACCGCGTTCTCCTTCTCTGTTCTTCCCTATCACATAGTTGATGTGCATATAAGTACCGTAATCATCCGTGAACTTAGCAGACTCGGGGTCATTGTTCTTACAATTCATAATCAAAACAATGTCGGCATCGTTCTCGATACTACCACTATCCTTGAGGTGATACAAGTCCGGTCGGTCTGACCGTGCTCCCTCGCGATTGAGCTGAGATAATAATATGATAGCCACATCATTCTCTAGTGCTATCTGTTTTATCTTCTGTGAAATCATAGCAATGCCGTCTGCCTTACCCATTCTTCCTGCGTCAAATGGTATTAACTGTAGGTAATCAATGACCACTAGCTTTATGCCCTTCTCTTTCTTGTATCTGCGCACATCGCTGGCAATTTGATTGATGCTTTTTACTGTGTGAATCGTGTGCAATGGCATAACATTTAATTTGTCGATTGCATTGTTAACCTTATCTATGGTTTTATGGGACGCTACTGCCTCTTCAATCTGTTTTGTATTTGATTTGGACATAGCCCCTATCATACGCTTCGTAAGCTGTTTCTGTGGCATCTCAAGGCTGAATACTAAGGTCGGTGTTTTGTCCTTAGAACAACTGCGCATCGCTATGTTCATACTCAGTGCTGATTTACCCACACTTGTCGGGGCGGCAATCGTAAACACACAGCCTAACTCAAGCTTTATCTTCTCATCCAAGTGAGGTATGTGGGTCATTATATATTCGTGTTTGAACTCTCCCCTAGCCATTGCCTCGAACTCATCTTTGATTACATCCAAAGAGTTTTTAATATGCGTAACCTCCTTCTCTCTTGGCTTGAACCCATCGAGCTCTCTGGTAATGTCATCTTGTATTACCTGTGGGTCTTTGTCTTCTTTAATCTTGTCGAGCGCGGTCATATACTCTCTGCGCATTGCCCTAAGCTGAGACTTCTTTAATATGATATCGATGTAGTTCATCAAACCAACAGAGGTATGAACCTTGTCGGATATCTCCATCGTAGTAAGCCTCATGTTTGGGTTCTTGGAAGTAACTCTTTCGGTTACTGTGATTAGGTCAATGGTAGTTGACTCACTCGAAAGCTCACACATTGATTCCCATACTAGCAGGTGGTCCTCGAAGTAAAAGTCCTTCGAGCTCAGTAATGGTTGTGATGTTTCAAATGTGTTAGTATCTCCTCCGTTGATGCAACAAGCCAATACAGCTTCTTCGGCATCCTTGTTGTGCGGTATCTCCATATAAGTTTTTAGTTTGAGTTTGTAGTGCGGTGGTCATATGAAAAAATGCTAGGCTGACCTCGATGTCAACCTAGCATTTGCTTATTATTATTTAAAAGATGTGCCTCTTTACTTGCTTATCTCTTTCGAGCATACCTTGAGCGAGTAAACAATAACCCATGATGTCAAAGAATATATCTTCGACTTGGTCATTGCCTTCCGTAACCTCAAGCTTGCCATCTTTCGCGAATGTCATGGCTCTCTGAAACTTATCCTGCATCCTAATGCACAGCCCGACAAGGGGTTGCACCCCAAAGTCTTCGGCTCTGTCAAAGTTTGCGAATGGATTAGTGTTAGTTGTGCCAGTGGTATAGTCGTTGTTCTTCTTAGCTGTTACCGCCAATAGATTTCTGACTACCTCCTCTCTGTACTCATCATACCAAGCTTTGTCATAGTATGCCGAGGTGTCGGGTAAAGCAGATGTGTGGGTTGGCGCATTCATTAGAATGGGTCTTCCTCATTAGAGGCAGGCGCAGGCTTTGTTGCTTCCTTCGGGGTTACTGAGAGGGACATGAACTTCATTCCTGACTTGGAACTCTTCTTCCATCCTTTAATCCAGTAATCCTTACCTTCTATATTTATGTTACCTCTGAAGTCAGGGTGTGACTCCTTTTCTTTTCTGTCATTGGGGAACAATGCTCCGCCATTAGTATTATCGTATTCTTTTTCCATAGTTATTTAATATTATTGTTAATGAAATCTTCTATCTCTGACCTTCTGAATCGAAAGCATCTCTTCGATAGCTGATATGTGGGAAACTTTTTTGCTTTAATGTAACTCCTCAAGGAGTTCATGTTAACTCCCAAGATTGCGCAAGCGTCCTTGGGTTTGATGAGTGGCTCGCAGGCTCTTGTTAAATCCATTCTTCCTCCTCTGTTTCAAGTGGAGACTTTTCGGTCACTGGCTTGCTATCAAACTTGTGGGTAGCATCAGCATCCTTGTTGTCGTCACATAGGAAGAGCCCGTTGATTGCATACTTGCGAGCATAGCTTGAAGCCGAACCAAAGGTCATAGAAATATCCATCCCCTTTTTCTTTGGGTCAATCCCAGCTTG